ATGGCTAACGACTTCTACACCCCGCTCGAAGCCGCTCGCGTAGCTGCCAACCTGGCAAACGAGGACGCCTTCCTGTCCGCCCTGGTATCTCGCAACTTCGCGAATGACCTCATGGGCGGCGGCAAGGGCGGCGCTCCGATCGCGATCAAGATCCCCACGACCCTGATCGCCCGCGAGCGTGAGATCGACGACATTACCTCCTCGATCGTCATGGACGAGATCGCGGAGCAGAGCGTGACTCTGAACCTGGACCGCGTCATGGACTACCACGCCGCGAACCTGTCCGAAGCGGATCTCGCGCTGAACCTGACGGACTTCTCCGCCCAGGTCCTCGCTCCTCAGACCGCCGCTGTCGTGGATCAGCTGGAGCACAAGCTGGCCACTAAGCTCCTGGCCGTCCCGGAAACGGAGCTCATGAGCTCCGGCGCGACCCCTGCCCCGATCGCCTATGACCCGGCGAACCCGACCGCTTACTTCACGCAGATCCGTAAGACTCTGCGGAAGAACGGCGTCGCCGTGAACGGCCTGAACATGCTCGTCGGCGCGGAGGTTTACGCGAACCTCCTGGACGCGAAGGCGATCGAGGACGCCTCCGCCTCCGGCTCCACCGCCGCTCTCCGCGAAGGCGGCGTCGGCAAGGTGCGCGGCTTCAACGTCGTGGAATCGACCCGCATCCCTGACGCGGAGATCCTGGCCTTCCACCGCGACGCCGTGACCCTGGCGACTCGCGCCCCTGTCGTGTCCCCCGGCGCGAAGTTCGGCGCGACTGTGAGCGAGAAGGGCTTCTCCCTCCGCTACCTGCGCGACTACCTGACGGAGAAGACCGTCGACCGCTCCTTCGTGAGCACCTTCTCCGGTATCGCGATCCTGCCGACCTACAAGGTCAGCCGGAACTACACGACCCGCCAGGTCGAGGTAACCGAAGTGGAAAACGGCGGCATCCTGCACCTGAACGTGTCCGAAGCCGTGGCCTAGTCCAGCTAGTCGCGTAGGGCGCCTTTCACCGGGCGCCCTGCGCGGCTCTGAGCCTCTTTGAGAGGAGGCCCTATGTCTTTACCCCTCCCGCCTCCTGTTAGCGCGCTGGAGGCTCGCCTGGGGCTTCCTGCCGGGACGCTCCTGGACGAGGACAAGGCACGCGCCGAAGCCGCGCTCGAAGACGCGACGGTCCTCGCCCTCGCTGAAGTCTCCGAAACGAAGGCGACCGCCTGGGAGCTCGACGCTCCGAAGGTCGTCCGCCTGGTCATTCTGAAGGCCGCCCGGCGCGAGTTTGAGAACCCGCGCGGCCTGGAGACGGAGAGCCTCGGCGAACACTCCGTCGGGATCTCTGAGACGTCCGGCGTCTACCTCACCGGCCGCGAGATCGTCCAGATCAAGCGCGCCGCGACTGGCCGCTCCGGGGGCTTCGTCGGCTCCGTCCGGACGCCTTCGTCCTGGGCCGACCCCGTCCCCGCTCCGGCGCCGGAGGTCGTCCTCTAGTGCTCCTCACTTCCTACCGTGTGACGCCGCCCGTTTACCGGCTCCGTCCTGGAACGGTCCTCGACTCCGACGGCGATCCCGTCGAGTCCTGGGACACGCCCGACCGCTTCAAGCTCGCGGGGGCCGTCGTCCAGGACGTCTCGACCGTCGAGGAGGAGGGCGTCTCGAAGCAGATCGTCAAGGGCGAGAAGACCCTCTTCGTCCCTCGCCGCGTCGACCTGAAGGCCGACGACCGGATCGAGGTCGAGGGCGAGCAATGGCGTGTAAACGGCGATCCCGTCACGAGAGCCGGCCTCGCTTCCGGCGTCCTCACCACTGCCACCCTTACCCGCGTCGAGTCCCGATAGGAGGCCGCCGAATGGCCCCGAAGCTCCGCCTCGATAGTCGAGGCATAGGCGCCATGCTGAAGAGCGCCGGAGTCGCCTCCGCCGTCGAGGCCGCCGCTGAAGCGACGCTCTCGAATGTCGGTGCCGTGACGGCTCACGACGGCCAGGTCGTCCCTGTCGAGATCTCGACCGGCACGACCGACCGCGCCGTCGCGCGAGTAACCCTCCTGCACGCCGCTGGCCTGGGCCTCCAGGCGAAACACGGCACGCTGACGAAGGCCGCCCAGGCGGCGGGCCTCCAGGTTAGGGGCGGCTAATGGCCGTCGTCTTCCCTGATCCCCGCCGCGCTGTCCGCGACCTCCTGAAGGGCCTCCTGGCCGCCAGGAGCGAGCCTTACGCCCTGGGCGTGACCGTCTCGACGAAGGCGCCGACGAGCTCGTCTTCCCTGCCCTTCGTCCAGGTCAAGAGCGACGGCCGCTTCCGGGACTCCCGGCTGAATGGCCGCGCGACTGTCCGCGTCCTCGTCTACCACCGCGACGAGGGCCTGGGAGAGGATCTCGCGGCCCTGGCGGAGGCTCTCCTCCTGGAGAGCTCCTCGCCCCAGGTCCGGGGCTTCTCGCCGATCTCCGGCCCGCTCCCGACGGAGGACCCGGACACCGGAGCTCCTCTCTCCTTCTTCACCATCACGGCCCGGCTCACCCCGGCCAACCTCTAACCGAAAGGACCCTTAGCAATGTCTGGAGACGCTAAGAACACTGCACTCTGGAGCGGGGCTGACGTCTTTATCGCTCCCGAAGGTACTGCCGGACCTGAAGACCTCGTCACCGCCTGGGGCGCCGCCTGGAAGGTCGCTGGCCTCCTGGACGGCGAGGAGGGCATCACCGAAACCCGCGACGGCGACACTTCGGAGCATTACGCCTGGGGAGGCATCCTCTTCAAGCGGACGAGCTCGAAGCACAAGCGGACTTTCAAGTTTGTCGCTCTCGAAGACAACGACGTGATCTTCTCCCTGGTCAATCCTGGCTCGACCCGGACCTCGGCCGCTGGCGTCCGCAAGGGCGCGATCAAGGTCCCGAAGGGCTTCCGCTTCGCCGTGGGCTTCGAGGTCCGCGAGGACGACAAGACGAAGCGCCGCTTCGCCCTGTCCGCTGAAGTCCAGGAGATCGGCGAGATCAAGGAGTCCGAAACGGAGCCCACGGTCTACGAGATTACCGTCGTGATCTTCCCGGAGGCCGACGGCACCCTCTACCACACCGTAGAGACGGACCCGGCTACCGCCGTCTAGTCCACAAGAGGAGAGCCTTCGCGCGGGAGGCTCTCCTCTTCTTTTACCTAATCCCGCGCGCCCCTAATCCACTTCCTTACCCGCGCTAAAGGAGCCCCCTAAATGTCTCAGATCAACCCCACTGCCGCCGAAGCCCTGGGCGACAAGGTCCCCTTCACTCATAACGGCGTCGACTACCTCCTGGACCCCGCGAGCGAGTGGGACGTCGAGGCCCTGGAGGTCTTCGAGAGCGGCAAGGTTATGACCTTCCTCCGCTTGATCCTGGGCGAAGAGCAGTACGCGAAGTACAAGGCAACGAAGCCGAAGGCTGGCGCTGTGAACGGCTTCCTGGAAGGCATCCAGAAGGCCCTCGGGATCAAGGGAAACTGACGGCGCTCGTCGCGCTCCTGAAGCGTGAGACGGACACGGTAGAGGCGGATCTCCAACGCTTCTACCGTGTCGACCTCGCGGACTTCTGGCGCGGCGGGCTCTCGCTTCGTCGGCTCTCCGTCCTGATCCATTACCTACCGGCCGAATCAGCGACCGCCCGCGCTTCGGGCGAAGCCGCGACCGGCTGGGACGTGAACGCCTACCTCCTCGCGGACCTTTATCACGCCTGGACCGGCCAGGCCCACCCTGCCCGGCCTCAGCCGAAGAAGGCATCCCGTTACGCGGACCTCCGCGCGCGCCTGGAGCGCCAGAAGGCGAGGTCCGCCTCTACCCCCTCGTAAGGAGGCATCGTGTCAAATGTCGGTTACGCGACACTGACGGTTATCCCGTCCGCGAAGGGCTTCGCGTCCGCGCTGAGCGGCGACATTTTGGGCCCTATGGACTCTGCCGGTCGTGACGCTGGCGCGAAGTCCGGAGGCTCCTTCGTGGGCGCCTTCAAGGGCCTCGTCGGCGCCGGGATCGCGATCGCCGCTGGCGGTATGTTCTCCGGCTTTATCGCTGAAGCGGCACGCGCAAGCGACGCGACGGACAAGTTCAAGGCGACTATGAACTTCGCCGGACTCGACACGTCGGCGATCGACGCCGCGACGAAGGCGGCGAAGGAGTTCGCCGACCAAACGGTCTACGACCTCCCGACGATCCAGAACACGATCGCCCAGCTTGCATCTAACGGCGTCGCCGATTACACCGGCCTGACTAAGGCCGCTGGCAACCTGAACGCCGTCGCTGGCGGCAACGCGGAGACTTTTAAGTCCGTCGCTATGGTCATGACCCAGACGGCGGGCGCGGGCAAGCTGACGACCGAAAACTGGAATCAGCTTTCCGACGCTATCCCCGGCGCCGCTGGTCCGCTTATGCGCGCCCTGGAGGAGGCCGGGGCCTACACCGGCAACTTCCGCGACGCTATGGCGGAAGGCGAGGTCACCGCCGACGAGTTCAACGCCGCGCTTATGAAGCTCGGCACTGATCCGATCGCGGTCGAGGCCGCGAAGTCGACGGCTACCTTCGAGGGCGCCCTGGGCAACCTCCAGGCGACGATCAACTCCGGCCTAATGACGGCCCTGGACGCTATGAAGCCCGCGATCACCGGGGCGATCAATCTCCTGGCGAACGGGCTCGGCTCCGCCTTCGTCGTGGCTGGGAACGTCATGGGGACCGTTACGGGCGCCGTCCGCGCCTTCGGTAACGCCTGGCGCGAGAACAACGGCGACGTGACCTCTGACGGCCTCGCGGGCGTCTTTGAGCAGGTCGCTAACGCGATCCGGCCGCTCTTCGGCGAGCTCGGCGACTTCAAGGTCCTTTGGGGCGAAGTCACCGGAGGGATTAGGGCCTTCGGGGCCGCCTGGCGGGAGAATAACGGCGACGTTACCTCTTCCGGCATCCCTGGCTTCTTCGAGCGGCTGGCGAACGCGATCCGCCCGGTCTTCGACGCCCTGGCTCCCCTGGGGACCGTGATCGCCTCCCTGGTGACTCAGTTCTCCCCGCTCGGGATCATCTTCCGCTCCCTGGAGCCGGTCCTCCCGGCACTCCTCAGCACGTTTACACAGCTAGGAGTCGGGATCGCCGGGACGCTGACCGTAGCACTCGCCCAGCTTGTGCCTATGATCCAGGTCCTCGTCTCCCACCTGTCCGGCGTCTTCGTCGCGATCATGCCCGCCGTAACGGCAATGGTCCTGACCCTGGGCAATGCGTTTACACAGCTTGTGCCTGTCGTTATGAGCGTCCTCGGCGCGTTAATAAGCGCGGCCCTCTCCTATATAGGAAGCCTCTGGAATGTTGCCTGGTCCGGGATCTCCTCCTTCCTGGGCGGAGTCTGGGGAAATATCGCGTCCGCCGTGTCCTCCGGGATCGGCGAGGTCGTGAACTTCTTCTCCGGCCTCTGGGGACGAGTCCAGGGCGCGATCGGCGATATCGGCTCGAAGATGTCGACAATCGGCCTCCAGATGATCCAGGGCCTCGCGAACGGTATTTCCGGCGCCGCGAACCTGATCCGCGAGGCGGTCGCTGGCGCGATCGGTAACGTCGTCGACTTTGCGAAGTCCCTCCTCGGTATCCACTCGCCCTCGCGAGTGTTTATGGAGATCGGCGACTTCACCGCGCAAGGTATGGCGATTGGCCTCACGAAGGGCGCGAAGCACGTCGAGAAGGCCGCCGCTAAGTCCCTGGTCCCCGCCGCTCCTTCCTTCGCGTCTCCGGACGTGACGGCCGGAGGAGTCCGCGCGGGCGCCGAAGCGGGCCTCCCGACGGGAAGCCCGCTGATCGGCTCTCTCACCCTCCAGTCTTCCGGCAACGTCCGCGAGGACATGGAAGAGGTCCTTTTCCATACCCGACGAATCGCACGAGGAGGCGTTTATGCCTAACGACTGGCGCCTGGCCTACCCTGGCGAGGACCTGGCCTTCGGCTCGATCGCCTCCCGCCTCGTGTTTACCTCCGCCCCGGATCTCGGCTCTCACGAGATCCGGCACGACGACGCCGGACGGCCACGCGCCGACGGCGTCGTCTTCGGCGCGGACTTCTTCGGCGGCCGGACGATCACTTTCGACGTCGCGGTCGCCGGAGAGGACGAGGCCGAAGCGCGCGGGCTCCTGGCCCGAATGGCTAGGGCCTGGCGCGCTGACGTCGTCCGGAGGACTCCGGGCGCCGTGGCGACTCTCGTCTCTGACTCTGGGCGCGTCGTCTTCGGCCGCCCCCGCCGCTTCGCTTCGACCGACGAGCTCCTCCCGGAGGGCATGAGCCAGGTTATCGCCGACTTCGCGACGGCGGACTCCGTTTGGTACGGCCCCACGGAACACTCCGTCTCCGTGGCCCTTCAGCCTGCCCCTGGCGGCGGGCTCCTGGCGCCTCTGGCTTCTCCCCTGGCGACGACGAGCTCGTCTGACCGCTCGACCGTCTTCACGGTCGAGGGCGACGTCGACACGTGGCCCGTCTTCGAGATCCAGGGGCCGATTACTAACCCTGTCGTCGAGATCGTCGACCGGCTCCGGATGGAGTTTAGGACGACGCTCGCCTTCGACGAGACGCTCGTCGTCGATACGCGACCCTGGGGCCGCTCGATCCTCCGGAACGGGGCGAGCCTGGCTGGCTCCCTCTCCAGGAGCTCGACGCGGCTCTCCCAGGCGGCCCTCCCTCCGGGACGTCACGAGCTCGTCCTCCGCGGCCTTTCCGAAGCCGGTACAGCGCGTGTAAACGCCCGCTGGCGCGACGCCTACCTAACCCCCTAGAAGGAGAAATTATGGCTTGGGACTCTGTCCCCTGGTTTGTCGGCGGCGGCGCCCAGCACTCCCCCGAAGTCGCCCGCCTCATGGCTTACGCCGCAACCTCCGGCGCCGAAGGGATCGTCACCCCTGGCGACCTGAAGGTGACCGCCCTCCCCGTCCCTGGCGGCTCCGTGAACGTGGCCCCTGGGGCGGGCCTGATCCGTAACCGCGCGACGGGAGGCGACTCCCAGACCTACGTCGCGCGTAACCCTGTCGAGGACACGGTCCAGATCGCGCCGACTGGCTCCGGCTCCGGCCGGACGGACTTGATCGTCGCCCAGATCGAAGATCCCTTTATGGCGGGCGAGCCCTGGCAAGATCCAGCGGACCCGACCGTCGGCCCGTATATCTTCACTCGCGTTATTCCGAACGTCCCCGTCGGCACGACCCGGCTCCAGGACGTCCCCGGATACTCCGGCCGCTCCGCGATCACGCTCGCCAGGGTCGATATCCCGGCCTCGACCGGCACGATCACGGCGGCAATGATTACGGACCTTCGCGCCCTGGCAATGCCCCGGCAATGGCGGGAAATGATCCCTTACGCCGCCCTCCAGGGCGAGTACCTTACGGGCGTCAATACCTGGGCGGACTGGCCGACGGCCCTAAAGCCCCAGGTCCGCGTCCCGGACTGGGCGACCGACGTCTTTATGACCGTGAACCTGACCGGCGTCCTCCGCATCCACAACGAAAACGCCGACGGCATGGTCCGGGCGGTCTTCGACGGGGCGATCGGCGATCCAGTGACCTACGACATTAACGGCGACTCTGGCCTGGGCGGTATGCGCTTCGACGTTATGCCCGCTCTCTGGGCGCCGGTAACGGCGCTCCAGGGCAAGCTCGTAACGGCGAAGCTCCAGGGCCTCCGCTACGTGACCCCCTCGACAGACGGCGAGGTCCTGGTCGATCCCGGATCTTCCGCGCTCTTCGATCTCCACTTCGTCGAGCGAGCGGTCTAAATGAGTACCTGGCGCTATATCGCCCAGCGCGCCACGACTGGAGAGATCCTGGACTTCGAGCTCCCCCTTCACCGGGACGAGCTCCGCTGGGATCTCTCCGGCGCTGGCTCGCTCCGTGGCACTGTGAAGCCGGATACCGGCACCCTTCGGGCTCACGACGGCCGCCTCCTCCTGGAGGAGTGGGGAACGTTCATTTACGCCGAAGCGGACGGCGAGATCCGCTGGGGCGGGATCGTCGTCTCCTCCGGCTTCGACGGCGCCGCCTGGAAGGTCGAGGCGGCGGGCTTCGCGTCCTACCCTCACGGCCTCCCCTTCACTGGCGACTTCGAGACGGCGGGCTCTGACCCGGCCGACGTCGTCCGCTTCCTGTGGGAGCACGTCCAGAGCTACGCGGACGGCGACCTGGGCCTGGTCGTGACCGGCGACCGGACTAACGCCGTCGTCGGGACCGCTGAAGAGCCTTACGAGCTCCGCTGGTGGGATGCTCCCGACGTCGGGGGCGAGATCGACGCACTGGCGAAGGAGACGCCCTTCGACTACGCGGAGCGGCACTTCTGGGACGGCGAGGAGATCCGGCACGAGCTCCGGATCGGATACCCGCGCCTCGGCCGCCGACGGGACGACCTGGCTTTCATCCAGGGCGACAACGTCGCGAGCGTCGTCACCCCGGAGCTCGACGGCGAGATCTTCGCTAACGAGGTCCTGGGCATCGGCGCGGGCGAAGGCCCCGGCGCTGTCCGGAGCACGACGGCCGTCCGCGACGGACGGCTTCGCCGGTCCTACGTTTACACGGCGAAGGACGTCACGAGCGAGTCCAGGCTCGACGCGCTGATCCGTGGCGAGCTCACTCGCCGCCAGCAAACGCTCTCGATCTCCTCGATCACTGTCCGCGAGCACCCTAACGCGCCGATCGGCTCCTGGAACGTCGGCGACGACGTCCTGGTCGAGGCGACTCTCCCCTGGCTGGGCGAGATCTCGCTTTGGTGCCGGATCACTGCCTGGGCGCTCACGAGCGACACGACGGCCACTCTCACCCTTGCACGATCGGATTCATTTACTTACGGAGGCTGACTATGGCAACTAGCGCCGAACGTCTCGCCGCCGAATTGGCCGACACTCGTCGGCGACTTGTGGCTCTGGAGCGGGCGAGCCAGCTAAAGCACTCGACGATCGACGTCGAGGGCGAGGCCGTCCCGCTTCCGAAGGCTATGGTCGCCGCGATCGAGGCCGAACGGGATCTCGTCACTGTCCACGAGGACCTCGACGCGGCGGGCCAGGAGCTCGTCGCCCAGAAGAGGCGCGTCGACGAGGAGATCCTCCCGGCGATCGAGGACGCGGCCGCTTCCCCTGTTACCGACGCCCGCCTCCAGGCGGGCTCTCTCACCACCTGGCCCTTCCAGGCCGGAGTCGTGCCTTCCGGAGCGCTTGCTCCGGGGGCTGTCGGCGAGTCTCAGATCGCCGATTTTTCCCTGGTCGCTCGCAAGTTCAAAGACGACCGTCACCGCCTTTACTAACCACCTTTGGGGGCTCTTATGACCGAAACAATTACCGGCACGATCGACCTGGACGCCGCTCTCGATAAGAAGATCGAGAATCTCCTGAAGGCGCGCCTCGATCACTACCTGGAGGATCTCAGCTTCCGGATCGGCCAGGCTTACGAGCTTATCGACCGCGTCGGCGGCGGGGCCTCGAAGGGGACGGTCTTCGCCGAAGACCTGAACATCAAGGACCGCGTCTTCCTGACCGGTTACACCGTCACGAACAACTCGCCGACGGCGGGCTCGATCGCCTGGGCCGACCTTCACGTCGTTTACAACGGCGTGGATCACGCGATCACGAACGGGAACACGGCGCTCCAGTACGTGTACTTCACCCCGGCCACTACGCCGACGACGCTCAAAATGTCGGCGACGAAGCCGGTCCTCGCGGACGGCGACGTCCTCCTCTTCGTGAACGAGTCCGGCGTCGCCCGGAACATGCTCAGCGATACCAACGCCTCGCTTCCCCGGATCGTCGCTACCAACGCGATCGACACCGACGCGATCTCTCCGGGCGCCGTGACCGGCACCGAACTGAAGGACGGCGCCGTCGTCGCCGGGAAGATCGGGAGCGGCGCGATCAACAGCACTGGGCTTTTCTCCGGCAAGGTCGTGAACGGCGCGAACATGGTCGACGGCACCGTGAACACGCTCCAGCTTGCTAACAGCGCGGTCGACGCGAACAAGCTCGGGACCGGCGCGATCAACAACGCGAACAAGTTCTCCGGGAAGGTCCTCTCCGGCGCGAACATGGTCGACGGCACCGTCGGCGGTACGCAGCTAGGCTCCGGCGCCGTATCGGCCTCGAAGCTGAATATCCTCCGCCACGTCATGTACTGACGTCTCTCCCAGGAAGGGGCTCTCTCACGAGGGCCCCTTCCTCTTTTTGTCTTTCCACTCGCTAATTCCAGGAGCTCGCACTTATGGCCGCCAGCAATATCTCGCACAACACGCCCGCCGCTGGGTCGATCACCTGGACGGCCTTCAACATTGCTTACAACGGCGTAGGCTACCCTGTCCCGGCTGGGAGCACCGCTGGCCGCTTCGTGTGGTGGGAGTACCGCAACGGCTCCCCCGTCGTCATGACCGGCGACGTCCTCCCGGAGCTCGGCCCGGACGACACTGTCCTCCTTCTGAATAAGGGCGGCATCGGGACGCTCCTCCCGGAGACGAACGTCCTCGACGGCTCCCTGATCGTCGAGGAGTCGATCCTGGCTCCGGCGATCGGCGCGGAGCAGATCAACGGCGGCCACATCGAAGCCGACGCCGTCCAGACAAAGCACCTGGGCGCCGGGAGCGTCACCGCCGAACAGCTTTCCGTCGGGACCGTGTCGGCGAACCTGGTCGCTAACGGCTCCTTCGAGGACTTCGACGAGTCCGGCTCGATCATCGGCTGGGAGCTCTCGGCCATGACTGGCGGCGTCGTCCAGCCTGTGACCGGCGTCGCGAGCTCCGGCTCCGTGGCGATCCAGTTCGACGCGACGAGCACGTCCGCTAACCTCCGTCTCCGCCAGGTCGCGGAGAAGTTTATCCCTGTCTCCTCTGCCTCCGGCCGCCGCTGGTATGTCTCCGCCCGGATGGGCGTCGGGACGGCGACGACGAAGGGGACGTATCTCCGCGTCAACTGGTACGACGCTAACCGCGTCTACCTGAGCTACTCCGACGTGCGCTCTAACGGCTCCCTCTCGACGACCTTCGCCGTTTACGAGGGCCAGGTTACGCCTCCTGCCGCCGCCCGCTTCCTGGGCCTGGAGATCATGCTCGTAAGCCCGAACGTCGTCACGAAAATGTACGTCGACGAGGCCACGGTCCACGAGGTCCTCGTCTCCGCCCACATCGGCGACGGCCAGATCTCGACGCCGAAGCTCGCCGCTGGCTCCGTGACGGCGGACAAGATCCTCGTAAGCGACTGGACGAACTACTTCTCCAATCCGGACTTCGAGGGCGACACGGCGAACGGCTCGCCGCGCGGCATGGTCTATAACTCCTCCTGCCGCGTGAAGGATATCTCCGGCTTCACTTCCGGCAACGGCTCAAACAAGGCCCTGGAGATCGACGCGAAGAGCGGCTCGAATAACGACGTCTACGATCTCTCGATCTTCCCGGTAAAGCCTGGAGATCAGTTCTATGTCCGCTTCGAGGGCCGTCACCTGAACACTGTCGGGACCGGCCCGACGGGGCTCGGCTTCCGGACCTATGACGCGAAGAAGGCGGGAGTCACCTGGACGCGCGTCGCTGACTTCGGCGCCACGAAGACGACCGTCTTCGAGGAGCGCGAGGGCGTTTACACGGTCCCGGATGGGACTTACTTCCTTCAGCCCTGGGCGACCTTCGGGAACAACGCGGAGACGACGAATAAGTTCTACGTCGATAACGTCGTGATCCGCCGCATGGCTGGGGGCGAGCTTATCGTCGACGGCGCGATCGACGGCATGGTCATTACCGGCGCGACGATCCAGACGGCCCGCGAGGGCGCCCGTATCGTCCTGGACGAGACGGGGCTTCGGGGCTGGGACGCGGACAACATCAACTATCTAACGGCGAACGCGGACGGCCTGAGCGTGACCGGCACGCTCACCGCCCACGGCACCGGCTACGACTACGAGAATCTGACGGCCTGGGGCGCCCCCGCCCCGATCCCTACGGAAATGGTCGTCGGCGGCGCCGCTGGCGGCGTCGGTCTGATCGGTACGGAGCAATGGCCGCCGCCCTCTCCGGCTAAGCAGGGCTCGCCGATCCCCGGTATGGCGATCAAGCCGACCGGCGTCGATATGTACGCCTACGCCCAGATGGTTTCACGCGACGGCCTGGCGATCGAGCTCTCCTCCGGGATCAAACAGGAGACTGTGAAGATCGAGAACGGGACGGAGTCCGCCTATCCGAACACGCTGACCGTATCGCCGCAGATCACGACCTCCGGTAAGCCTTTCCGCGCGCCGAAATACTACGTCAACGGTATGGACCTTTCCCTGGGCGAGGTCCAGGTCTGGGAGTCGTCCGGCTCTATGCCGAACGCGGCCGTCCCGGTCCCCCGCCTGGGGACGCTGTATTGGAATGTCGGCATGGGGACCTCGTCGCAACTGGCGAACCCGGATAACTCCGCCCCTGGGACGCTGACCATGATTAATGACGGCGTCTACGACATTACGTTCAGCTACGGCCAGCAGGGCGGAGTGACCGGCGCCCGGAACTTCATCGAGATCAAGCTCGACGGCGGCGACCGGCTGATCGGCCGCGCCAGCTTCAACCCTGGCGAAGACTCGGTCAACTGCACTGTGACCGGCGTCAAGCTGACGAAGAATCAGCGGCTAATCTTCGAGGTCTATCAGAACTCGGGAGGCTCGAAGGGCTACTTCTCGACCGTCCGGATCTCGCGCGTCGCGGCTCCGTCCCCGTCTCCTGCCTGGGAGCTTGGAAACAAGATAGTGAGCGGCAACCTGGAAGTGACCGGCCTCCTCACCGTCGGCGGCGAGGCCCGCTTCCAGACGAAGCACGCCGAATACACGACGACCGGCTGGAACGTCGCCGGAGGCGGCGCGCAATGGGACTCCGGCTATGTCACGCGGGACACCGCGAGGACGACGCACAACACGTTCACGGAGCCTGGCGGCATCCCTGGCTCGGTCGTCTTCAAAGAGGCGGGCTATTACACCGTCTCGCTCGGCATCATCCCGCGCGGTAACCCTGGGACCGGCTGGACGCGGCTTTGGTACTCGCCGAACGGCGAGAACCTCGTCCAGGCCGGTAACGACTCGCACGTCTGGGAAACCTTCCTTCAGACCGGCGTGATCTACGTCGAGAAGGACTCCTATATCCGCTCGCAAATGTCGTACCAATACGACCACGTGATCGACGCCCGCTGGAAGATCCACAAAATGCCCTACTAAGGAGGCCCTCTCTGCCGATCCCTGACCGGATCAAGGCCCGCGTCGCGGCGAAGCTCGTCGAGGCGCGGGTCTACCTGGTCCAGACACCGTATAAACGCACGCCTCTTCCCGTACAGGCGAAGCGCCCCGCCTCGCCTCCTGGGAAGCCAACCACTCCCCCGAAGGGAAAACCGACTCAATGACCGCTACTGTCTCGCTCTCGATCATGCGTCCGAACGGTACGTCGGTTAGCGCCTCCGGCCAGGTGCCGGACGAGCTAATCGCCGATATCGCCGCGACCCTGGGCGCCCTGGTCTTCGACGCGGCCGCCGCCCCCGCCCAAACGTCCGCCCCGGTCCCGGCTCCTAACCCGCAGCCGACGCCGCTCGCGGAGGAGACGACTGAATAATGCCTAGCACCGCTACTAACTCCCTCGACCCGGCGAACGCTCCCGACGCCGCCGTCCTCGTCGCGATTACCCGCATGGAAGCGAAGGTCGACGTCGCGCTCGCCCAGCATGGCGCCGATATCAAGAGCCAGGGCCGCGACCTGGAGGACCACGAGAAGCGGCTCCGCGTCCTGGAGTCGACGCCGACCGTCTCGCCCCGGACCCTCTGGACGACCGTCGCCTCGATCGGCGGCCTCGCCCTGGCGGCCGTCCCCTTCCTGGATCGCATCATCAACTAAGGAGCTCCTTTGAACGCACGCGAACCCCTCGTAATCCGCGGCGCGATTACCGCCGCCGTCACCGCCGTTATTCACGTCCTCGTGATCCTGGGCGTCTTCCCGATCGCCCCCGAAGCGGAGAGCGCGATCGGCCTCGCCGTCGACCTCGTCGGGACCGCCGTCCTGGTCGTCTGGACGCGCGGCAAGGTGACGCCGGTCGAGGCGCCGAACCTGCCCGCTCACCGCGCGGCGAAGACCGAAGCGTCGGTCGTCGGCTAACTAACCCCCAATCACGTCTAGGGACGGTCCACTTCGGGCCGTCCCTTTTTCGTGCCTTCCGAAAGGACCAAATGAAATACATCTACCCTGTCCCGAAGGGGACGCCCAGGAGCCAGAACTTCGGCGCCTTTCCTGGCGGCGTAAACCCCGCTGGCGGCCATACCGGGATCGACTTCGCCTGTCCTATCGGGACGCCGGTCTACGCGCCCGCCGACGGCGTGATCGACTTCGAGGGCTGGGTCCTCGACCCGACCGGCGCCTCTAACCGCTGGTGGCTGACTCACGGCGGCGGGATCGTGATCGTGCTCAACTCCGGAGCCGACGGCCCGGACTTCATCATGGCTCACCTGAATCAGTCGCTCGTGAACGGCGGCCAGTCTGTCCGCAAGGGCGACCTGATCGGCTACACCGGCAACACCGGCAAATGGACGACCGGCCCGCATCTTCACTTTGAGCTCTGCCCGCCCGGCTACAACCTCCAGACGGACACCTACGGGCGCGTAAACCCGGATCTCTTTTGCACTGGCTACAAGGAAGACCTGAGCATCACCCTTGCGCCCGCTGGCGCCGTCGCCGGAGGCAACGCGACCCGCGAGGTCACGACCGAAGGCGCGAACGTCCGGACGGCCCCCTGGGCGGACGCCCCGAAGGCTCCGGGCTACGAGGAGGGCCTGGCCCTGGGCGCCGTGATCGCCGTCGTCGGTTACGTCAAGGGCGAAGCTGTCACGCCCGGAAATGACGCCTGGTACAAGACGAAGAGCGGCTTCTTCGTCTGGGCGAACGCGGCCGGAGACAACATCGACGGCCTGGCCTACCTGGGCGAGGTCCCGCGTCCGGCCGCCCCGGCTCCTGCCCCTGCACCGGCTCCCGCTCCTGCCCCTGCACCGGCTCCGGCCCCCGCTCCGGCGTACTCCTTCGCGGCGGCTTGCTCGCTCGTGACGGAGATCCATCCGGCCGCCGAAGGCAAGTTCGAGCGCGGCAACATTCCGAACCCGCCCTCCGGCCTGGTCGTGCATCAGTTCATAGCGGGCGAGACTCGCTTCGACGTCCACCTGGACTCTGTGATCCGCACGTTTACACAGGGCGAGCGAGTCGCTTCGGCTCACTTCGGCGTCGAGGGTAAGCGCGTCGTCCAGTTTGTCGACCTGAAGGACCGCGCCTATCACGCGGGGCCTGGCGGTAACGATCACTGGAGCATCGAGGTTTACGGCGGCATGGACGCCGAAACCCTGGCGACCGTGGCCCTCCTGATCTTCGAGCTTCAGAAGATCGCGGGCCGCCCGCTGGAGCTCTTCCGGCATCGTCAGATCATGGCTACACAGTGCGGCGACGACGTCCCCCTGGACGCGATCAAGGCCGCCGTGGCTGACCTGGCGAACCCGGCGACTCCGTCGACTCCGGAGGTCGTCGAGCCGGTCGCTCCTTCCCCTGTCCCCGGCGTCACGCCGGAGCAGAAGGAGGCGATCGTCCGCGAGTTCCTGGAGAAGCTCGTCGACGAGGTCCTCGACGACGCGAAGTAAGGCGCCTGGCCCCGCTCTCTACGGAGGGCGGGGCCTTTCGCCGTTTACACGCTCTCAAAATCGCCTGAGCAACGAGGCCGGCCTCGGCCCTCTCCTCTCGTGTCCCATACCTACACGAAGAGGAGATCCTCCCATGCAAACAGCCCCTATCGTCGGCCTGATCGGTAAGAAGCGCTCCGGCAAGGACACCTTCGCGGGCGGCTTGATCGACGCTCACGGCTTTACCCGCGTCGCCTTCGCCGATCCTGTCCGCCAGGCCGCGCTCGACCTCGATCCCTACGTCGGCCGTCCGGCGCTTCCCGGCCAGCTTGCGCCTCAGCGCGAGGTCCGGCTCTCTGACGTGATCGACTCGATCGGCTGGGAGTCCGCGAAGGACTACGTCCCGGAGGTCCGTCGCATCCTGGAGAACTTCGGGACTAACTCGATCCGCAAGCTCGATCCTGACTTCTGGGTCCGTATGGCCGTCGAGAAGATCCAGGCGACCGAAGGCCCCGTCGTCGTGACCGACGTCCGCTTCCCTAACGAAGCTGACAAGATCCGCGAGCTCGGCGGCCATGTTGTCCGGATCGTCCGCCCTGGCTTCGAGTCCGCTCCCGGCGCTCACGTTTGCGAGACGTCGCTCGACGAGTACGTCGCCGACCTCACCTTCGTAAACGACTCGACGATCGAGGAGCTTCGAGACTCCGCGATCGACCTCGGCGATATCCTCCTCCGCTTCGCGCAATAACCTAAAGGCCCGTCCTTCTCTAGCTAGAGAGGGGCGGGCCTTTTTGTGTTTCTAATTTGTAAAATTGCTGGACATTCCGGGAGTCTTCTAGCGTAAGGCGCCGCGCGTCACTTACGCTTATATTTATGAGTTCCCTGAATGACATACAAATCTCCGCGATCAATTCCCTTCGCAACTATAAGAAGGGCGCCGAAGGCGAGAAAACGGCCCATCTTCGCGCCGTAGCTGCCGCCTTCGTCGACGCTCGCGAGCACTTCTTCACGCCCCAGGGCGAGCCTGACTGGCTGGGAAGGACTCACGCTTACCGGACTTGGGTCCGTGAGACTATGCGCCTCGCTGACGTCCAACAGGGCGAGCTAACGACCGTCCAGGCGGCGATCCGCTACCACATCGGGAATATCGTCCGCGAGCGTATGGACGCCGACACGATCGAGGGCCTGGGCCTCCGCTCGTCGAGCCCGAAGCAACGCTCGGTAGAGAAGCGCGGGCGCCAGAGTGAAGTCCTGAATATCTTCGGTAACGGCGGCGCGGAGATCGCGGACGCCGACGAGATCCTGGTCGCCGTCGGCATGATGGAGGCGGCGCTGGCGCGTATGTCCGTCGGCGCGATCGCCGGGATGGACGCGAAGACGCGGAAGCCGATCCGGGAGGCCCTGGACAGCGTTTGCGAGCGTTTACACGTGCTGGGAGACGCGGCGGGATCGCGCCGGAAGTGACTCCGGAGTGACGAAGTGACAAAACGAACGTCACTTTCTATTTCTCTCTCTAGTTCTCTCTCTCTTAACACCTAATACAGAAGTGACGAAAGATCCGTCACTTCGTCACCGGCCCCAGGTTCACCCCTGGGGCTTCGTCGTTCCCTGAGCAAAACGGGCCGCCCCGGCCCTCTCCTCCTTCGTCCCTAATCCACGACTGAAGGAGGCTCGTCCCTGTGACGACACCGAAAGTAAGCACTATCAAGCGCGGCGGAGCCCGCTTCTACGTCAACCCCGACGACGGCGCGATCAAGGTCCCCGGCGTTACTTCCGTAGTCGGTATGCTCCCGAAGGAGTTCCTCCGCTACTGGGCGGCGAAGATGGTCGCCGAAGAGGCCGTCGCCGATCCTGGCACGCTCGTAAACATGGTCCTCCGCGACCCGTCCGCCGCGATCGACCACCTGAAGAAGGCGCCGGATCGCAACACTCGCAAGGCCGCCGACGTCGGCACCGCCGCCCACGATCTCTTTGAGCGGCTCTCTCGCGGCCAGTCCGTCGGCCGCGTGCATCCGGACCTGGAGCCCTTCGTTCGGCACTTCAGCGAGTTCCTGGACGTCGCCCAGCCGGAGTATCACTTCATGGAAGAGACGGTCTGGAGCGACAAGCACGAGTACGCCGGTAGCTTCGACGCCTTCGCGACGATCCAGGGCGAGCGTGTCTGGATCGACAACAAGACGACCCGCTCCGGCATTCACGAGGAGGTCGGCGTCCAGCTTGCGGCGTACCGCTTCGCGGACTCGATTATCCGCCAGGACGGCGGGCGCGTGCCCATGCCCCAGGCTGACGGCGGCGCGGTCCTCCATATCCGCCCGGAAGGCTGGAAGCTCGTCCCCGTCCGCTGTGACGAGGAAATGTTCGATATCTTCCTCCACCTTCGCGAGATCTTCCGATACGAGAAGGAGATCAAGGGGACGATCGTCGGCCGCGAGATCTTCTCCGGACCTCCGGAAGGCGTCGAGACTGGCCCGAAGCGCCGCGTACCACGCGCCCAGAGGACGGGGGCCTAAATGACTCCCGTAGCGATCCACGGCTCCCGCGACGATCTCCTCTGGCTGGCTGGCCTCCTGGAGGGCGAGGGCTCCTTCGACGCCCACCGGGGGAAGTATCCGCGTATCCGCCTGGGCATGACCGACCGCGACGTCGTCGGCCGCGCGGCGTCCCTTATGGACGCCTCGATCCGGCTCTCGCTCCGCCCGGCTCCGAATCAGCCCACCTGGCATACGGAGATCTCGGGAGCTCGCGCGGCGGCGATCATGGCGGAGATCCTGCCCTTTATGGGCTCGCGCCGCTCCGGCAAGATCGCCTCTGTCCTGGCGGCCTACCGCTGGCCGACGGAAGCCTCGAAGTCGGCCTCGTGCCCTGGCCCGGCACTGACCCGCCCGGCCGGTATCGCGAAGCCTCTCTCGGCGGCATGAGCGACTTCGCCGTCGTCCTCCTGGCCTTCGTCCTCGGCGTGATCGTCGGCGTGACCTGTCCCTTCTAGCTAAGAGCCTCTCTCCCGTCCTGGGAGAGGGGCTCTTTTTCTTTGCCTGGCCGTGAGCAGATCCGACCTCCCGGCCCTCTCCTCTTGTGTCCGATACACCCCGGACCCGCCGCCGAAGCGCGGCCGGTCCAACACAAGAGGAGCCCTTACTTTGGCACTGAAAATCTTTGGTACTGATCCCGAATCTCAGCCGAAGCCGCGCCAGCGGTTCAGCGACGACGTCGTCGGCCGCTTCCGCTCCGGCCACACTCTGAACGGCCGCCCGGCCGCCCTGGACGACTGGCGCGTGACGACCGGCGACCCGGAAGTCGCCAGCGCCATTTACGACCTCCTGGGCGGCGACGCTCCCCAGAAGTGGGACGCGAAGGGCGAGGACGACCTGGAGGTCTTCACCGCCTCGAAGGAGGTCGAGATCATCCTGGAAGGCGAGAAGGCTCTCCGCCAGAGCATGATCCTTTGGGGCCGCAACGGGAAGATGATCTCGAAGTCCGACGGCGAAACTATGGAGGACGGCTCTCCGGACCCGGACGCGGAGCTCTCCTTCGCCGAACGGAAGAAGAAGGGCCAGGACGGCATCGGCCCGGTGCCTCAGATCGAGGTTTACTTCCGCCTGGCCGCTGAGCCGGATCTCGGCATCTTCAAGTTCCAGACCGGCTCCTGGAGCATGGCTTCGGATCTCGCGGCGTATGGCGTCGAGGACGAGCTCCGCGACCTGGTCGCCGACTCCGAATCTGGCAAGGTCCGCGCCGTCCTGGAACTGGAGCCCGTCTCCTTCGTCGTGAAGAAGGGGCCGCGCGCTGGTCAGACCGTGGCTTACACCAAGCCCAACCTGATCCTGAAGGGCGCCGCCTAATGCCGCTCCTCGTGCTGAGCCTGATCTCCTTCGTCCTGGTCGTCCTGAAGGCCCTCGGCCCGCTGGCGCTGGTCCCCTTGTGGGTCTGCCTCCTGCCGCTGGTCCCGCTGGGCCTGGCCCTGGTCCTGGTCTTCGTCGCCGCGATCCTGGCGCTCGTCGTCGGGATCAAGGTCGCGCTGAAGACGCCGATCGCGGTCCCGACGGCCTAGCTCCCTCCTGAAGTAATCCCTAGCCCCCGCTCCTGGAACCTCCCAGGGGCGGGGGCTTCTCCGTATCAAAACGAAAGACTGTTTACACGCAATGCCTGAGATCACCCTTTACTCGAAGACCGTTTGCCAGCCCTGCAAGGCAACGAAGCGGAAGATCGCGAAGGAAGGCATGGAGCCTTACCTCCGCGAGATCAACGTCGACGAGGACCCCGCCGCCCGTCAATTCCTGATCGACTCCGGCTATACCGAATCGCCCGTCGTTATGACCTCCTTCGGCGACGAGTGGACCGGCTTCCGGCCGGACCTGGTCGAGGCTTTCCGCGACCGCGTGAAGGCGGAAGCAGGGGCCGCCGAATGAGCCGCGAGAGGACGATCCCGGAGGCCGTGATCGACCGCCAGGAGCTCCGCGTGACCCTGGACGGCCAGGAGCTCCCCTACTTCTACGCGGAGCAGGGTCCGCGCGTCGAGGAGCTCGGCGAGGGCCTCTCCGTCCTCTGGCTCCCGATCATCGTCGGCGGCGTCGAGGACGTCCCGGCGACGCCTGGCCCGTACCGCTCGCCGGACCTCTGGCCAGCCCAGGACGACGTCGTCGCCAGGGGCGGCCGTCACCTGGACTCTTACCGGGGCGACTCGTGAGCGGCCGGAGGCCCGCCGTCTGCGGCCATAACGGCGGCCAGGGCATCGGCTCCGGCCACGTCTGCCGTTGCGTCGCTCCGGCCGGACACGAACCTATTTACGGCGTCGGCCACGGTTGCTCGTGCGGCGCCCTCTGGAGGGACAAATGAGCAAGGTTTACCTACATTCTGACTGGCACTTCCGCCACGACTTCGTCGCCAGGACGCGAGGCTTCGCCTCCGCCGAAGAGCACGACGAGGCCCTGATCCAGCGGATCAATTCCGTCGTCACGAAGCGCGACACGCTCTTTGTCCTGGGCGACGTCTTTATGGGCTCCGTCTCGGCGGGCCTGGAGGTCGTGAAGCGTGTAAACGGCGTGAAGCGGCTCGTCCTGGGCAACCACGACGCCGCTCACCCTATGCACCGGAAGAGCACGACTCACGTCCGGCGCTTCCTGGAGGTCTTCGACTCCGTCCACCTTCACGAGGAGCTCCGGCTCCCTGGCGGCCGGAAGGTCCTCCTCTCGCACTTCCCCTATGTCGGCGACCACGGCGACCGCGAGGGCGACCGCTATCCACAATGGCGGCTTAGGGACGAGGGCGCCTGGCTGATCCACGGCCACGTTCACGACGCCTGGAGCCGCGACGGCCGCCAGATTAACGTCGGTGTCGACCGTCGGGACTTCCCGATCGACGCGGACGCCGTCGCGGCCTGGATCGACTTCGAGGAGTCGCGGGCATGAGCGCGGCGCTGAACCGGCTCCGGGGCCTGGCTTACCGGCTGGGCCTCCGCCCGCGCCGTGGCTCGATCCTTTACTCCCCGTCGCGGGACTTCGCCCTGGCTGGCCGCCGCCTGGCGGACGCTTTCGCGGACGCCTTCGAGGAGGCCCTCTCGTGAGCGCCGCGAAGCAGAAGGGGACGGCCTGGGAGACGGCCCTCGTCCGCTTCCTGGGCGAGTTCTTCGAGAAGCGCTTCGGCCTGGAGCCTCGCCGCAAGGCACAAGAGGGCTTCGAGGACGCGGGCGATATCGGCGGGATCTCGCCTTTCGTCGCCCAGGCGAAGGCGTATAAGTCCTGGGAGGACGCGATCCGGCTCGGCCTGGACGGCGTCGAGAAGCAGAAGATCCACGCGGGCGAGCCTTACGGCGTGGCCTTCGTGAAGCGGGTCCGGCGCTCTGTCGGCGCGGGATATGCCGTAATGACCGTGGCGACTTTTGCGCGCCTACTGGTCCGCCTACGGCGGGCGGAGTTTTTGCTGGAGAAGCACGCTCCGGATGCCTGGGAGGTCCACGCTGCTGGAACCGCCCAGGATCTCGTCCGGGAGCTCCGCTAGGCCCGGTGCTTCGGCGCCCGGTGCCTTCCTCGGCGCTTTACGGGCGCCTCCGGCCTGGGTATCCAGTCCGCTACATAGGAGCCGTCGGCGAAGACCGTATGAGTCTCGCCCAGACCTATTCCTAGTCGGGGGAGGAGGACGAATGTCGCCTCCTCCTCCGGCATGGCGAAGATATCGTCCGCCGTGTCGTCCGCTACCGGGATTACCGGCAGGACCGCCGTAACAGGCCCCTCACATTCCACTTTTTACCTCTTGTGTAACTCGGCCCGGCCTCCTTTTGCCGGGCGTTCCCCAATGTTGCGCCTTCAAGTGTAAGGGCTCTTACGACCTTTCCTGTCGCGTGACCGTTTCAACACCCCGAAACGTTCCAAAAACTTTTTTGAGCAGGGCGCGAGCTCCCGGCCCTCTCCCTTTCCGAACACTTTCCGCACTACCGAAACGGAGCTCCTCGTGACCCTTTCCGATCTCCTGACGAAGCTCGACGACGTCGAGGCTACGCCGGACGGCTACCTGGTCCACTGCCCCGCCCACAACGACTCGAAGCAGAGTCTCCGCCTGACCGTCTCTGACGCCGGGAAGGTCCTCATGCGGTGCCGCGCTGGCTGTGAGACGAAGGCCGTCGTCAAGGCCCTGGGCATGACCATGAAGGACCTCGCGACCATGACGGCGGGCTCCGTCGACCTGGACAAGGTCGCGACCTCGAAGGACGTCCCGGCCTCCCCGGCTGACGTCGCCGCCCTGGCCGTCAAGCTCGACGAGTGGCACGCCGCCCTCTCGACCGAAGCCGCCGAAGAGGCCCTCTCCTATGCGTTTACACGCTTCGGCGTGACGGAGGCGGACGCTGACCGCCTGGGCCTGGGCTTCGCTGACCGCGCCGTCTATGACGAGGACCGGAACCTGATCTCCGGCCTTCCCGGCGGCCCCCGCCTCGTCGTCCCGTTCCGCGATAAGGACGGAGTCCCTCGGGGCTTCCAGGCCCGCTCCCTGGCCGCCGACGCGACTGTCCGCTGGCTGGGGCCGAAGTCTCCCGACGGCGCCTCCTGGGCGAAGGTCGGCTTCTTCCACGGCTCCGCTGGCTTCGACGAGATCGTCGTCACGGAAGGCCCCGGCGACGCGCTGACGTCGGCCGTCGCCCTGGGCTTCGACACGATCGGTATCCGCGGCGCTGGCCTGGCGGCTAACCCGGCCGTGATCGACGAGATCGCGGCAATGATCGGCGACCGCGAGGCCGTGATCGCCGGAGACGGAGATCCGGCCGGTCGTCGCTTCTCCGCGACCCTGGCGGAGGCCCTCGTCGGCCGCGAGATCCGCGTAAAGGTCCTGGATCTCCCGGACGGCCTGGATCTCTCCGACTGGCGCGACCGCGACCCGCACAAGTTCTACGCCGAAGCGATCCGGGCGATCGCCGAAGCCCAGGTCGTGAAGTCCCGGACGGCCGCCCTCCTGGCCTGGGACGAGGAGCGCTACTCGCTGACGGATCTCGGCGGCGCCCGCTACCTCCGCGACTACGTCGAGAGCCTGGGCTCCGGCGTCCGCTACACGGAAGAGATGGGCTTCTTCCTCCTGGAGGAGGGCGTATGGCGGAAGGACGAACAGCAGACGATCCGGACGCACGCCCAGGGCGTCGCGGACCTGGTCCGCAACCTGGCCCGCGAAGCTTCCCTCGCCGTCTCCGGCCAGGAAGAAGAGGGCGTCTCCCAGAAGGACAAGAAGCGCGCGGCCCGCCTGAACCGCTACGCCGCGCACGTCCAGACCTCGCGCGGGATCGACTCCATGATCCGCGAGCTCCAGGCCGTCCAGGGCGTCCCTGCCCGCGTGAGCGACTTCGATAAGCATCCGGATCTTCTCGCGTGCCGTAACGGCGTCGTCGACCTCCGGACGGGAGAGCTTATGCCTCACGATCCGGCGCTTCTCCTGACTCGCCGGATGGAGATCGACTTCGATCCGAACGCGAAGGCTCCGCGCTGGGAGGCTTTCCTGGAGCAGGTCTTCCCGGCTCACCCTGCCCTCCCGGATTACATGCGCCGCCTCGTCGGCTACGGGATCACCGGCCACACTACGGAGCAATGCTTCGCGGTCCTCTGGGGGACCGGCGCGAACGGTAAGTCGGTCCTCACGGACACGCTGACGGAGGTCTTCCGCGAGCTCACCGTGACGACTCCCTTCTCGACCTTCGAGGATCGCGGATCGGGCGGCATCCCGAACGATATCGCGGCCCTGAAGGGCGGGCGCCTGGTCATGGCCGCCGAAGGTGAGCAGGGCAAGCCTATGAGCGAGGCGATCCTGAAGCGCGTCACCGGCCGCGACCTGATCTCGGCCCGTTTCATGCGGAAGGAGTTCTTCGAGTTCCGGCCGACCTTCCTTCTCATGCTGGCGACTAACTTCAAGCCCTCCTTCAAGGGCCAGGACGAGGGCCTCTGGCGCCGCGTGAAGCTGATCCCCTGGGAGCGCTACTTCAAGCCTGAAGAGCGCGATCACCGCCTGGGCGAGAAGCTCCTCGCGGAGGCTCCAGGGATCTTCGCCTGGGCGGTACGCGGGGCTCGCGAGTGGTACGCGGGCGGCCTCCAGGACCCGGAGATCATCAAGAGCTCCACGAAGGAGTACCGCGAGACGTCCGACGCCCTGGCGGGCTTCCTGCCTGGTCAATTTGTCTTCGACGAGGCGGCCGGTCGTGTCGACGGGAAGCTCCTCTTCGACGCTTACCTCGCGTGGGCGGACGAGGAGAACCTCCCTCAGCGCGAAGTCTGGACGCGCCGGACCTTCTTCGGCGCCCTGGAGGAGCGCGGGCTCACGAAGCGGAAGACGAATAAGGGCGTCGCCTTCGACGGTATCCGCCGCGCCCGGCAGACCGACAACGTCCCGGATCACGACGCCCCGGAAGATGTCCCGCTTCCAGGGCGAGCAGGGGAAGGCTTCCTGGCCCTCTCCTCTGACGACAAAGCAAACAAAGAGCTCCCCGCCCTCTCCGGCGCGGATCTCGACGACGTCCTGTAAGGAGCCCGAATGGAAGACGAGATCGGCGAGATCGAGCTCGACCCCCGCGAGTACGTTTGCGAGCGGTGCCGCCTGGTCCACTGGACCGGCGCCCCGGACGCTTGCGATCGCTAAGCACCATCTAAGCCAGCCCGCCCCCTCCGTGACTCGACTCCGGGCGGGGCGGGCCTCCAGGCCGGTTAGTTAGGCCGTCGCTCAACAGATACAGCACCCCTCAAACGCGCCCCTATGGCGCACGAACTAATTGTTTACGCGGTTCACGTCTTCTGGCTGTCTCCCAGTACGCGGCGGAGGGTTCGACTCCCTCACCGGCCACTCCCGTTTACACACCCTCGCGAAAGGATCGCGCCCCTTGATAACCCTCACCCACACGATCGCGGGCGAAGAGTGCCGGATCTACTTCCCGGAGCGCCGCCAGGACCTTATCGGCTTCGACGCCTTCCTGTCCCAGGGCGACAAAGTCCTGGGCTTCGACACGGAGACGACCGGCCTCGATATCTTCAGCCCCGGCTATAAGTGCCGCCTCGCCCAGTTCGGCAATCAGCGCGAAGCCTGGGTCCTCCGGACGGATCTCTTCGGCGACGTCATCGAGAAGGCCCTCCGCCAGTCGCGCGCCTTCGTGGCCCATAACGCGCCCTTCGACCTCCTGGTGACCGACAAACACCTGGGCGTCTCGATCGAGGAGCTCGGCTCTCGCGTCTTCGATACGCGGATCTTCGCTCACCTTCTCGACCCCCGCACGAAGGCCGAAGGCGGGGCCGGCCTCCACCTGAAGGAGCTTTGCGAGATCTACGTCGACGATCAAGCGCCGGACACCCAGGAGGGCCTCTCGGCGATCTTCCTGAGCCTCTTCAACGCCTGGAAGAAGACCGTCCCGGCCGAAGTCGTCGACGCCTTCAAGAGCAAGTCCGGCAAGCGCCCGCACCTGCCCTACGGCTTCGCGAATATCGAGATCGACCACGAGACATACGTCCGTTACGCGGGCCTGGACGTAATCCTCGTGACGCGGCTCTTCTACGAGCTCGCGCCGCTCGTGAAGGAGCTCGGCCTGAACGACCTCTCGAAGTTCGAGCACCACCTCCAGTGCCTCCTCGCGATCATGCAACGCAAGGGCATGAAGCTGGACGTCCCTTACATCGAGCGGCTCCGCGAGGAGCTCCTGAAGGAGCAGGAGGAGTACAGCGCGATAGCGGCCCGCTACGGCGTCCCGAACATCAACTCGACCGATCAAGTCGCCGCCGCCCTCGTGGGCATGGGAGAGACGCTGACGGAGAAGACCGGCTCCGGGAAGGACAAGGTCGACAAAGAGGTCCTTATGCCTCTCGCGGACCTCGATCGCGAGTGGGAGCGGATCGAGGCCCGGACGCCTAACCCGCTGGCCGACGCCGTCCTCCGCGCGAAGCGCGCGAAGAAGTGGGGAGAGGACTACGCGGGCGCCTTCCTAAACCTGAAGGACGGCGAGGACCGGCTCCACGCTATGATCGGCGGCCTCCAGGCCCGAACGGCGCGTATGTCGATCTCACGGCCTCCGCTCCAGCAACTCCCCTCCGGCGACTGGAAGATCCGCCGCGCCGTGATCGCGGACCCCGGACAGCTGATTATCGCGAGCGACTACTCCCAGGTAGAAATGCGCGTCCTGGCGGCCCTCTGCCAGGACCCGACGCTCGTCGAGGCGATCAAGTCCGGCGTCGACCTTCACGACTTCACGGCAGAGAAGGTCTTCGGTCCGGACTTCACGAAGATGCAAAGGAAGATCTCGAAGTCGATCGGCTTCGGCAAGGTCTACGGCGGCGGCGCGACGACCGTCGCCCGGCAGACCGGCGCCGATATCGACGCGATCCGCCCGGCAATGGCCGCCTACGACTCGACCTTCCCAGGGATCAAGCGTTACGGCCAGCGGCTCCAGAAGCGCGCGGAGTACGGCAAGAAGGAAGTAATCACCGTCTCCGGCCGTCACCTTCCGCTCGATAAGGATCGGCTCTACGCGGCGACGAACTACGTCGTCCAGTCGACCGCTCGGGATCTCCTCGCCCAGGCGATCGTCGATATTTTCGACGCGGGCCTGGGAGATCATCTTCTCCTCCCGGTCCACGACGAGCTCGTCGGCCAGGCGCCGAAGCACGAGGCCGAAGAAGTGATCCAGGAGATCGGCCGGATCATGGGCTCGACCTTCTACGGCATCCCGATTACGAGCGACCCGGAAGTCTACGGCCCGTCCTGGGGCTCGGGCTATAAGTGCCCGCCTCACCTGGACGCCGCCGCGTGACCCTGGCCCCGGACGCCGTCGCCCGCCTGATCCGCTGGCGGCGGCATCAAGTCCTCGTCCACTCGATCCTGTACTACCGCTTCGACTCGCCCCTGATCTCCGATCACACATACGACGGCCTCGCCCAGGAGCTAATCCAGCTTCAGCGCGAGCACCCCGAAATCTCCGAAGGCGTCGACTACAAGCTCGACGCCTTCCGGGACTTCACGAGCTCTACCGGCTACGACCTCCCGCTCTTCTCCCCTGGCGAGGTCGTCGTCGCTGAAACCCTCCTCAAACTCCGAAACGAAAGGCAAGAATCATGACCGCTCCCCTGTCCGCCGCCGTCCGCGACTTCGCGGAGGAGACTCTCTTCCTGGCCCGCTCGCTGGCTGAAGCTGAAGAGATCCAGTGGAGCGCCGCGCCGATCCCGAAGCCCCGCGAGGACACGACCGAACGGGCGAAGGGCGGCCACGGCGACCCGACTCTGGCGATCGTGCTCGACGAGCGCCGCCTGGCCGTCCGCGCGGCCGTCGAGGAGGCTCACGCGGCCATTGCCCAGGCTTCGGAAGTCGCGGCGAACGCCCGCCGAAAGGTAAACGCGGCGATCGCCGCCTGGAATGGCGAGGGCGTGTAAACGCTCCAGGAGGACGTCTTACGCAAGTGTAATTACTCGACTTGCGTAAGGCGTCTTTCGCTATTAATCTCTTTCCCGTCGCGACGAAGCGACGACCCAAATCCCCTTACGGCGCCGCGAAAGGCGCCTTACGAAAGGTCTATTTGCCATGCTCTCTTTCGACTCTGTGATCGCCGATATCTTCGACCGCCGCGCTGAGAAGCGTGTCTCCCTGGAGGAGGAGCGCGAGCTCCTGGCGGCCGCCCAGGCTGGCAACGAAGACGCGAAGATCTCGCTCTTCTACGCTTACGCGGCGGCCCTCCGTAACGGCGTGAAGTGGTACACGCGCGCTCAGTCGTCAGTGCCCCAGGCCGCCGACCTGGACGACGTCCGCCAGGCCGTCGTTATGGGCCTTCTGGAGGCGATCCAGGCTTTCGACCCGGAGAAGCACGACCGGCTCGCGGCGATCGCGGCGAAGTACATCACGAACGCCGTCTCCGTCCAGTCTCAGGACGCCTCCGGCTTCTCGATCCCGGAGCGCACTATGAAGCGCTTCTTCGGCATCCTCCGCAAGGCCGACGGTAACGTCTTCGAGGCGGCCCGGATCGCGCCGGAGCACGAAATGACGGCGGAGACTTTCCTTTCCGTCCTTTCGGCCGTCCGCAACGTCGAGGGCCTGGAGGCTCTCACCGACGGCGGCGAGGACTCCACCGGCGCTCCTCGCGAGATCGAGGCCCGCTCGATCTTCGGCGACCCGGCCGCCGACGCTGAGGACGCCGTCCTGGTCGAGCTCGCTTTCTCCGCCGTCGACGACCTGGAGGGCGCCGTCTGCCGCCTCTCCTACGGCTTCGCTGATTACGAGCCCCTCCCGGACGTCGAGGTCGCTCACCGCCTGGGCCTGTCCCGCCCGAAGACCCAGCGCGTCCGCGCCGGAGCACTCGGCAAGATGCGTCAAGCCCTGGGTGTCGCGTAAAGCGACTAGCGGAAGGCGGCGGTCTTTCATGTCTTCGAGCATAGGGGGCCGCCGCCAATTAATCAACTCATTAGACCAACGCTTTTATTTATTACCCCGACGACGCCCCGGCCTCCCCTGGCTGGGGCTTTTGTCGTGTCTTCGCTTCTCGACTTGCGTAAGTCGTTTTGCGTGGCTTAGACTGTTTACACACGGCAAGCCCACCGACCGAAGGAGTCACAATGACCACCGCCGAAGCCCTCCGCACGATCGCCGCCACGACCGACGCCGCCCTCCTGCCGCTCCTCCGCGAGATCGCCCTCTGGGAGGCCCGCGTCGAGGGCATCCGGAAGGAAGTCTCGAAGGCTCGCGGCGACTACTACCGCCAGGCCCGCGAGGTCGCCCTGGGGACCGCCCAGGCGAAGGTCGCGGCCCTGAAGGCTGAAGCCGCTCCCCTGGAGGCGATCGCCGCCGCTGGCAACTGGTCCCGCTTCGTCCTGGTCCCTGGCGGCCACCTTCACCGGGGCTTCCACTGCTCGACGCTCCGCTGGTCGACGCCGACGGGGCTCCTCCCGGAATACTCCGGCGCCGACGAGAAGGAGATCGTCGAGATCGCGGGCGAGGTCGCTTGCACTGTCTGCTTCCCGTCCGCCCCGGTCGATCGCCCGACCCGTATCCCGGCGCTCGTCGAGGAGCGCGAGGCTCGCGAGGCCGAAGCCGCCGCCCGCGCCGCGAAGAAGGTCGCCGCTGAAGCCGCGAAGATCGTCGTCGGGAAGAAGGTCTTCAAGACTCAGCGCGCCGCCGAAAACGAGATCGGCTGGAAGATCGAAAACGTTGTCTCCCGCCGCTACATGGCCGCCGCTGACGCCTCGCACCGCGAGCACCTGGACGGCCTGGCCGCTGAAGACCTGGCCGCCGCGAAAACGATCGCCGAAGCTATCGCCGCCGCCGTCGAGGGCTACTCCGTCGAGGCGATCCTGGCGAAGAAGTTCGCCGCGAAGGTCAAGGAGTACCGCCGCAACGGCTGGGAGATCCCGGCCGACGCAAGCCTCTAGGCCCTCCCTGGGGAGGAGCTCCTCGCTCCTCCCCCGCCGACTTGCGTAAGGCGCCGCTCGTGGCTTACACTGTTTACACGAGCCAGCCGCTACCGAAGGAGCCCAGAATGACCGCCGCGAAGACCTTCCGCCCCGTTACCTCTAACAAGGACCTCTTCGAGGCCCTGGAGGACGGCTACGCCCGTCTTACCGGCGACGTCTACGAGACGAGCGTCCCGCGCCTGGTCGACGTCGCGTTCGCGACGAACACCTTCGGCGACGGCGACGTCGTCAAGGTCATGCGCGTATCCCGCGCCACGGCCCGCCGTCTCGGCCTGGCCGCCTAGCCCCTTCCCCTACTACCGAAAGGACCGCCTCAATGGCCGCGAAGACCGTAACCGAAATATCCGCCCGCTCCTCGAAGATCGACGCCGGTCGCTACCTGACCGTAGTCATTGAGCGCGAGGATTGGGCCGACGTCCCGGAGAACGGCGTCTATGCCGGGAAGTCCTACCGGCGCACGACCCGTTACGCCGGGACGGCCGAAGGCTATCGTCACGTCATGCTTGGGAGCTCCTCGGCTCCCTGGGAGGCGTAATGCCCGCCCGCCGCAAGGTCGACCGCGAGGAGTTCGCCCGCCTGGACGAGGCGGGCTGGAGCCTCCAGGAGCTCGCCGCTCACTTCGGCGTCGCCGTCTCGACCGTCGCCCGCGTCCGGAAGTCCCTCGGGCTCTCGCGCCCGGCGCCCGCCCTGGCCCCTGAGACGGTCGCCAGGGTCGAGGAGGCCCTGGCGGACGGCTGGAGCTTTAAAGAGATCCACCGGACGATCGGCGTCGATATGGAGACGCTCCGGCGCCGCTGGCCTGGCCGCCAGTGGACGAAGGCCGAAGCGATCGACTACACGCGCCGCCTTCGTTGGTTCCGGGAGGACGTCGCGAAGGCAAATTACGCTCTTTCCGCGTCCGACTTGCGTAAGTCGTCTTTCGTGGCTTAGACTGTTTACACAAGCAAGGCACACCGCCCCAGACCTGAAGGAGTCACAATGACCGCAAAGTTCCAGACCCGCGAAGAATGGCTCGTCGCCGCTGTCGCCGCCCTGACGCCGCTCTTCGAGGAGCTCGGCGAGAAGGTCCCGACCGTCCGCGTCTCCGTCGGCTGGCCTGGCGGCAACGGCCGCAAAAACTCCGTGATCGGCCAGTGCTGGGCGACCGGCGCTTCCGCTGACAAGGTCGCCCAGCTGTTTATCTCGCCAGTCCTGGACGACGCCGTCCGCGTCCTGGACGTCCTGACTCACGAGCTCGTCCACGCGGTCGACGACTGCCAGAGCGGCCACAAGGGCCGCTTCGCGAAGATCGCGAAGGCTCTCGGCCTGGAGGGCAAAATGACGGCGACGGTCGCGGGCGACGACCTGAAGGCGAAGCTCGAAGAGATCGTCGAGGAGCTCGGCGAGTACCCTCACGCCGCCCTCGCGAACGCCCAGGGCGCCGACGGCCCGAAGAAGCAGACGACCCGCATGATGAAAGTCGAGTGCGCGGAGGGCTCCGGCTACAAGGCCCGCATGACGCGCCAGTGGCTCGAAGAGTTCGGCGCCCCTATCTGCCCTTGCCACGAGGAGCGCATGGTCGAAGCGTAAGGCGCCCTCCGCGAGGCGTCCGCCCTGGGCGCCTCGCTTCCCTCCTCCGGCCCTCGAAAGGAGCCCTCCGTGACCGCTCTCCTCCTCGCCCTCGTCGTCTTTACCGGCGTCGAGTCCTGGCGCCAGGTCGTCGCCCAACCCTGGCGCCGCCGCTGATCCCGAAGCCCCCGGCACAAGCTGGGGGCTTCTTCGTGTCTCGACTTGCGTAAGTCGTCTTTCGTGACTTACACTGTTTACACAAGCCAGCCACTACCGAAGGAGTTCAAAATGACCGCAACGCTCGAAGCCCCCGCCGCCGCCGACTTCTACGTCGAGCCCTTCCCTGGCCGTAAGGGCTCCGACCGGATCGTCGAGACTTGCGGCAAGTGCTCCGGTCGCGGCGTGATCGACTGGGGCCGCGTCACGGTCCAGCGCGGCAACGATATTGACCGCTTCTGCTTCCAGTGCGGCGGCTCCGGAGAATACTCCTTCCTCGTCTCCTCCCGCCGCGCGACGGCCCGCCGCGAAGCGAAGCGCCAGGCGGAGCTCGTCCTGGCCCGCCAGGAGGCGGACGCCGCCCGCGAAGCCTTCCGCGAGGAGCACGCCGCGACGATCGCCGTCCTGAAGGCTTACGCCCCGAAGGACGCCTTCCTGGCGGAGCTCCTGGACCGGATCGAGAACGGCGTCGGCTTCCTGACGGAAGGCCAGCTTGCGGCCGTCGTCCCGGCGATCGAGCGCCTGGAGGCCCGCGAAGCCGCGAAGCGCCCGGTCCAGGAAGGCCGCTACGAGATCCAGGGCTCGATCGTCTCGACGAAGTGGCAGGAGAGCCCCTTCGGCTACGGAAACGCGACGCTGAAGATGCTCGTCGAGGTCGACGGCTTCAAGGTCTGGGGCTCCGTCCCTCGCGGCCTGGACGGCGTCCTGGAGCGCGGCGATCGCGTCGCCTTCACGGCCACGGTCGAGAAGAGCCAGGACGACGAGAGCTTCGGCTTCTTCAAGCGGCCGACGAAGGCCCGCCGCCTGGCCGACTAGCTCCGGCCCCGCCCCTCCTCCTGGAGGGGCTTTTCTTTTGCCCTGAGCAGGACGCGCGCCGCTGGCCCTCTCCTCCGTCACCACTAACCGAAAGGATCGCCACAATGGCCGCTATCTCGTATAAGGACCTCGTCGCCGCTGGAGCGCCGGAGCTCCCCGGAAAGCTCTTCTACCGCGTGAAGCTCGATCTCGACGTCCCCGCTCACGTCGTCGTCGAGATCCGGGGGCCGCGCCTCTTCGGCTCCCAGCTAGTCGCCCGCCGCTCCGCCAGGATCACGACGAGCGAGCCCCTCGCCCAGGTCGCCCAGGTCGCGACGACGGCGGCGAACGCCGTAAACGTCGGCCTGGGCTTTCACGCCCTCGTCGGCGACGTCCGGAAGGAGGCGTAATGGCCGCCCGGAAGAATCACTTCACGGCCCGGCTCGTCGTCGAGGAGGTCGTCTTCAGCGACGCCTCGGCGCCCTATGACCGGCGCCCTCAGCCTCCGGCGCCTCCCACGCGGGAAGTCCAGCACGTCGCGGAGATCGTCTTCCGCGCCGACTCCCTGGACGCCCTGGCCGCGAAGCTGGCCGCCCATACTGCCCTCCTGGGCGACTCATAA